AGAGATGCACGGTCTCAGGTTGGGGAAACTTGATGACAGGACGGTGTGACTCCGAAATGCCCTTAAAATAAGGAGTAATATAATGGCAGAGAGTCAAGTAGGAGATCCGTTGAACACGGGGGTGTCCCCCACTCCGGGAGAACAAGCATTGGCGATGGCCCAACCGGAAACGGTTGTGTCGGCCCCCGCTCCTTCTCCGGCCGCGATGTTGATGACCGGATTACCTCCGGAACCCGCTCCGGGCGGAATCTCTGAACACCCGTCCGTGCAACTCAGACGGCAGATAGCAAGAAATGCGGATACTCTGGCAAATGCAAATCCAACTGCGGCATCTGCGCCGGGAGGTTGGGCACGTGCATTATTGGGTGGTGCGATGTCGGCTATCGGTGGTGGAGGATTGTTTCTTGGAACACCGCAAGCAGGGCCATTAGAGTCTACTGGAATTAGTGGCGCTCAGAATGCTATGAATGCTCGTCGAGCAATGACTCAGCAAGCGCAAGATCGTGCTGCGGCTACAAAGAAAGAAGCATTTGAAGAAGATCAGAAAACGCGTGAATTAAAAATGAAGGAAGAAACTCATGATTATGCAGTTGCTTTTAACAAAATAGCAATTGCAAAAGCTATGAGTACATGGGATCAAGAAGAGCAGGACAGTTTTCACAAGCAATTTTATGAGCCTTGGGCAAAGGATGAAAAGGAAAACAAAGGCGCATCTCTTATTCAGGAAAAGATGTCTTCTCAGGAATTATCGGCTTTGGCAAAGCAGCACGCAGCCGCAGACGACCCTAACGGAACCCATTGGCTTTCAAAGCAAGATATTCGTCCTGACGGTTGGGTTACAGATGTCGATCCAAATACGGGGCACCCTATTCCAGAAACCGATTCGAACGGAAAACCCACAGGTCGAAATCAACGTACTCAAACATGGTCTGCGTGGACATACGGCGATCCTATGCCTATTAGTCAAGAGACAGCAGATGCGGCTAAGAAATACGGGCTAGGTCAGAATTTTAAAGGGGGCGACGTTATGGATCCCCGGGATGCGGCTCTTTTAAAGGTGCAGATTGGTAAGGCGATTGTTGATGAACATTCAGCTGATGAGTTGGCTTTGGCCGCAGGTAAAACAAAAGAAAGTTTGTCTGAACTTCAACAAAAAGCTAATTACCGCCTTGCTGGGGCGGCATTCACCCCATGGTTGGTTGATTCCAAGGGTGATGCAGGATTGGCTTTGAAGAATATGGTTCTTCACTCCCAAGAAACAGACGAACAAGGAAATCAAACAGCAGAAGCCAAGCAAGCTCTTCAGCAATATCAATTGGTTCGGGATACTATGGGTTCCGATATCGTGAAGAGCGCGATGGAGGAATTTAATAAGGAAGAGGTTGAGCGCGTGAAGGCTGCGGCTAAAGACGCCAATAGTAAGGATAAGGCTCAGGGCGACACTAATCTCACTGGTATTCCGTATCTTAATTCTATTCAGGACGGATCTGAAAGATCCTTGGTGAAGATGATTGGCACAGGTCAAATTCCTCCGGCTCGCATGGAATATCTGATTGCTAGAAATCCTAGAGTTATGCAAGAGGTGTCTTTGGCTTTTCCGGGTTTAGATGCGGCTCGCTTTCCGGCGTATATTGATGCGTCAAAGAAGTTCACGAGCGGCCCTATCGCGAATCAGATCAATTCGGCCGGTACTTCTATCAAGCATTTGAAGGCTCTTTTTGATGATAACAATACGCCGCTGTCTTTTGTTCCAGGATCTAAAGCATATGCACGGCGTGAATCAGATTTGAATGATGCCTCTTTGGAACTCGCTCGTTTTCTTACTGGTGGTACTGCCCCTAGTAATTTGGACGTTGAGGGCGCAAAGCATTCTTTGAATCCCACTCTTCTTTCCTTGGATCCGCAAGGAAGTCGAAATGAAGCTGTAAAAACACAAGTTGATCGTATTTTTGAGAAGATTAATCAGTATCAAGATCAGTGGACTACGGCGATGCCTTCGGAACAATGGAAGAAGCCGATGCCCGGTTGGTTTTCAGCGAATCAAACTGCATTGGACTATATTCGAAATGACGGGAAGCCTCCTGTGCAGGCATATTCTGTAACACTTCCTGACGGCACTCCAATAACGTTTCAGACTGAAGCACAAATGAATCAATTCAAACAAGCAGCGGGGTTAAAATAAATGGCGGATGACCAAAGTCAACAAGCAACACCTGATTATTCTGCGTTAGCGAAACAGTTTGGTGGAACTGTAGGGACGCCAACCGCTTCTCCGACAGAAATCGCGCCAGCAGACAGCGATGCGCCAATTGTTAAGGCACCTTCGGGATCTGCGGAAAAAGTAGCTCAGACTGTTAATTACACGGATTTAGCTAAAAAATTTGGCGGCACTGTTGGAGATGCCCCTCAAGAAGGTGTTGTTCATAAATTGCTTTTAGGTCCGAACACAGCGGTAGGTGAAGAAGTTTCTCCAGTAATAAAGAGCGAAGGAGAAGGATTCATGGATATTCTTCACGGAAATATTCGTGAAGGAGCAGGCAAAATATGGGACGCGGAAAAACCTCATGTGATTTCTGGCAGTCACCTTGAGAAATTAATTCAAAAAGTGAATCCTTCTTTTAAAGGTGAGGGTAATCAGGATCTTGTACCACAATTGGGTTCAAAACCTTTTGTAGATGCCGCGCAATTCATCGATAAAGAAAAACATCCTATGGCTAAAGCCATAGCGGAAACAGCGCAGAGTTTTCTCAGTCCACAAATGATTGCTATTATGGTTGCAACAGGTGGTATGGGTATGGTTGATTCCCCCGCCGCACTCGGAATGGCTAATCGTTTGATTAGTGCGGGGTTTTCGGGGCAATCAATTGCGGGAGCTTATAAAGGATTAAAGGCTTTTAAAGAAGCTTATGATTCTGGGAATACGGCC